CTTACCGATACACTGTATGGGATTACTATGAACAAATTACTGAACCGGTACAGGAGGCCCCTACACAATGCTTTTGACATTGATGTGTTTCTGCAGCACCCAAGGGTCCTAATAGCTACCCCAATTGAGGATCCTCATAATTACACATCTCTTGATCAAGCCCATTTCAATGTGGTCATAACTGATCCTGTGAAAGAACTTCATCCAGAATTTTCTGCTAGGGGAGGGGAATATGAACAGGCAAGGGAGGCTGACTTTCTTTATTCTTTCAAACTGCATGTCGAAGTCCAGCCAATCGGTGTCCCATCATCCCAGTCGAACCCTGTTATGCTGGATCTGAATGTAATACAGGAGAGCTTTGATACGATAAAGAAAATTCGGCATGATTTTGTGGCAACTAAATGTATGAGAGAAACAGATGTGCCTTTTAGAGACATCGGAGTCCCTAGTGGTCAGACTCCTGACTACATTGACAAGAGCACCATGACTGTTGTGGAGCTAGCCACTAATGCATCAGGGGCACCTAAGAGCATGGAGTCCTCTTATGTGAGCAAAAGGATCCAGTATGAGAATTTGTGTCAGGATCACAATCTAAACTACATAATTCTGATTGTGACCAGAACTGGTGTGTTGACTAATACAGAACTCTCTCAGCCAGAAGTAGACGACCTTGCTTTGAGATGCAGAATAGGCTTGAACATAGAAGCTGAGCTTGTTAAAGCCTTTGACATGGATATCACCAGCGATGATGACCTCAACAGGAATCAAAGATTCTGGAAGACTGCATTGTCTGAATGGAATTCCACTAGGAGTCTTCCTTCTAATGAGAGCTTCTCCACCGAACTTAACGACTTAGACAGGCCTCTTAATGATGCTGAAGAGATGCATGTTTCTTACATACTCAGGAAAACACTCAAAGAGTCGATTGCTCAAATAAGTAGGAAGGGCAATCCCAATGCCTTGGTAGATTATCTCTCACACTTCACAGGGGAAAACTCCAGGAGCAATGACAGTCAGATTACCATTTTCCCTTTAATCTGGCAGGATCCATCAAAGTATGGAGAGAGAGGCAGTTTAAAAACTCTAGGATTCAACAAGACTGTACCATACCATGTGTGGGCTGTACTGAAACACTGGGATGATAAACAGAACATGATCATGGAGTCTATCACCTACAGTAACCTTAGGATGAAGACCTATGAGCTTGCTCGAGAACAAGAGACAGTTATTAGTGCGAAGAAATATAATGAGACCCCATCCAGAAAGACCAGCAAACACTTAATGAGGGAGAGTTTCAAATTCACACCAATTCTGACACAGGACGAGGTGCTAGGATTGGCTTTAAGAGGGGTGGGAGCTAAGGATCTTGAAGGTCAACCAGAAATACTATCCAAAGAAGCTCTGAAAAAGAAGAGCTTTCACCCAGAAACTGATGTCAGAGATATTGACAAGTTCTGGAATGCAGAGCATGACATGGCTGGGACAGATGAGCTAACTGAGTCGATCTTCAAGGATGATGCAATTAGGATGATCATGGAAACAAAGTCGTCATGTGAGGAGAATCTGACTTCTGATCCAGAGTCCATGACACTTTTCTCCCAAGCTCTCCACCATCCTTATAGCAGGCTTGGGTCTATGATCACTGATATCTGCACTGAGATATCAATGGAGTACAAGGTGCCAACTAGAGAGGGCGAATGGTTGGTCAAGCCCCTCAGGAGACACAAAGCTATTGTGTTCATTAAATGTACAGGATCTCACACATTTTTCTTCACTGCACATGATAAAGAATCCTCCCACATTCTAGAGACTGGCAAGCTTGGCCCTGACATATGGGAAACAGAAAATTACTGGGTCACCAATATAGTATCCATCTCTGAGCCATATCTGGAGCATTTCATCAAGGCTGAGTCCTATATCCCAACCATTTATGTACATCTGATGAGTTCCTTCAAGATACCAGTACTAGAGAAAGACTGGTCCTATCCTGCAGAGCTAAGTAGGACTTTCTCCTACATATTACTGACTTATCTCAACAACAAGATCGATCATGAGGAGATGATTACGAACCTGAGATTCTTGTACATGAAACTGTTCCAAGAGGCGGGTGCTAACTGTAATGACTATGTGGAAAGACTCCCAGATGTTTTACGAAGTCGGCTCAGTGTCTTCACCCTAAGGAACATAACTCGGTTGATGCAATACTACTCTAAACATCGGATCATAAGGAAGTCAATAAAGCTGCAAGAAGGTACTGTGTGGGAACATAAGAACATCAAAACCATATTCCACCCTGAACCTGTGACACTTGAGCAACTAGTTGATAGTTTTTACTATGCCTATGTGGTAACAAAGGAGAAATCAACGATGGGAGATCATACATTCATAATCTTCTCCAAGGTGGTAAAGGAAGAATGGGATTATCAGGACAATGTAATCAAGGCTAAGAAGAAACCCTGGGGTCAACTTGCTAAACCAGAGAAACATCGATGGGATTGGATGTTGGAGAGAAAGAAATTGGAGGTCTGCGATGAAGTCCTACGCAGAAAACATGGGCCAGCAGTCATGGATCTGATCCACAATTCTATATGGAATGGCATGAGCTCTCTGACCTTTAATGCTGGTGCTAGTTTGAAAGCAAGTGCGAAAAAATACGATGATGGAATCAAACTACCTGATGTAAATGAAGGTCTCACTAAGGAAGAATACAAGAGGGAGTTCAGAGATAAAAACAGACACGTGAACAAAAAGAGACCAAGAGTTCTGACAAGACTTGTTGATTTAGTAAATCTCTACATGGCATCCACTGGTGAATCGCAACCTGATTATCTCAAGATGGCCTTGTGGGTGATGGACTACAGCATGAGGAAGGGGATAGTTCTATCTGATCTATTTAAAAAAGATCAGCACAATGGAGTCAGGGAGATTCATGTGCTTGATATAATGGCTAAGCACATACAGAGTGTCACAGAAAACATAGCTAAGAGTGTTTGTAGATACTTTGAAAATGACACCGTATCATCACCCGAATCGAAGAAACACTTCTACCGAAATCACATAGATCAAAGTGATGCAGAGCTTGGGCAATGGATCACTGTCAACAAATCAGCAGATGCTAGTAAATGGTGCCAGAGGAATCATGTCTCGCAGTTCTACTTCCAGATGAAGCACTACACCCCTAAGGAACTCCACCCTTTCTTGTATTGCTTCTACTACCTGTGGACTAGAAAAAGAATCATGCTCCCCATGGAGTTGCTAAGGAATCTGGATTTGAATGTCAGGGTTCAAACCACAAATCCAACATACAAGAGGATGATGAGCTGTTTCCACACTGGAGAGTTACCATTCTTAGAGAATAGAGGACCTTTCATTCAGGTGGCATCGGGCATGTTCCAGGGCATTCTCCATTATGCATCGTGTCTAAAACATAACATAGCTCAAACACATTGGAAGTTTCTAATGGAGGAGTTTATGTCGCAGAACTTGAAAACTAAGCTAGTCACAACCATCGTTCAAGGTAGTGATGATTCAGCAGCTATGATATCGACTAATACAAAGAACATGGGTATAGTTGCATTTCTAATAGCCATGCTCTGGTGGAAAGAGAAGATTTCTACCTATTCTTCAATCTGGACTAGTGAAGCTAAGAGCTCTATCGGGACTGTATCACTCTTGGAGTATAATTCAGAATGGTATATGAATGGAAGGGTCATCAAGCCAGTATTCAGATGGGTGTCTGCTGCTATGTCAACCTCATTCACAGAGAGATTCCCATCTAGAGTTGAACAATTCTACAATGCAGGAACTCAATGTGTTGAGTCAGGAGCCCCTCTACTGACTGTTGCCACAATACAAATGTTTCAAGCACTGCTGCACTACAGAATGATTGGAATTGGAACTCACCCTTTATCAAATGATTGCTCACACATGATCCTTAAAACCAAGAATCCGTCACTAGGGTATTTTCCTCTAGAGTGTGATCAGATCTGCGGAATATCGGGGTTTGACTATCAACTTTACTTACTGGCTCTGAAGGGTGTAAATGTGCAGAACTGGGAATTGGAGGAAAAGGATGACGATGATGTAATCACTTATGATAGCAGAGTGGATAAGATCATGAGAGAGTCCATCCGGAATTATCAAATCAAGATGTCTAATATAGGATCCTACTTAGCAGTACTGCAGGAGACCGGATTGCCTCGCCTTAATGAAATGCTACAAAAAATATCAGACAACCCAGAACTCCTCTATGGCACTTTCCGTACATGGGAACAGGAGCAGTTGAAAATGGCAATAACATTGGATATGCCTAGTGTGAAACTAAGCCTAAGTTCTCATCAGCCTGTTGCTCGACTGATGTCTGCTTCAGCGTATATAATGAATACCCCATGCATCACCACTTTCATACCAGGTATAGGGAAAGTGAAGAGGAGTTTGTGGAGATGGCTCTCTGAGTGTCAATCCGCCAAGACCATTAAAATAGAAGACACCCTAGGGATGAGGACTTCCTCGTGGTTTGTGAATCAAGATCAATATGAGGAGTTCACTAGGTTTATATCTTCCATGAGGAACACTTTGTCTTACCAGCCAGTGCATATGAGGCGAACCAATAGGGTTGATGTGTTGGTATGGGGAAGTAGGAATTCTGTTGATGTACCCTTGATAGATTTGGTTAAGAGAAGATGGTTCAACATGTCCTCTGTCAGATGTAGTCGGACTGCTTTCATGAATCTGTGGAATGCTGCCAGGATCAAATACCCCTTTCTAAGAGATTCTTATGCTGAAACCAAAGAGGTTTTAGGGTTGGAGGATCTAAGCATATATAGGGTACTACAGAGCATAAGTAACAAGACCAGAGTTGTCAGGCTGAGTGACTCGTCAGCCAAGGGGAATGATCTGTGGTCAGTTGCGACTAGAATATTTTGGCCTGATGTGAAGGTAAGGAGCTCATACATCATGCAAGAGGTCGGTATTAGAGAGCTGAAGCATGCCCTCCACTGCCTAACCACCTACTTCTACAAGAGAGACTATGTTGTGAACAAATGTTCTGAAATAATTAGAGACAATAAGACCTTAGCACGGATGAATAATTTCACCTTAGACTCTGCTTTTAAGTTGAAGGTTTTCCAAGATGTGTTACTGAATAAAGGGAGGTGGGAAATCATCGGCAGGATTGAGAAATCCAGGCAAGGTGTGATCGGATATTTTAGCAGACGACAGACCAAGCAGGAAATGGGGTATGGAGGAAAAGGTGTATGGGTAGGTCTGATCAACTCTGTCCCTTGTAAGATTGAGATGATGAATCAAGAAGTGGAGAGTGTAACTGTACGACAGTTAAGTGATACAAGAGCACAGGGCAAGGCAATTAAAGGGCTGATCAAGGAGTTCAGGCTCAGATACCCTTCTAGTGGACCTAAAAGTAGAAGTTATCTCTACTTACCTGAACATGGTGAACTACTACGTAGTAATGATAGGCCTGATAATTGCATACCCTTCTTAATTGATAGAAGTTTCAACCCTGACATTAAGACAAAACTTCTTGATCAGGAGTGGGAATTAGACTGTGATGAAGGTTCGGTAAAACTGGTTTTTAGGGAATCAGATGCCAATGAGAAGGCTGTTAGATATACAATCTTGTCTGAGTCATATGGTCACACAACTTGGGATCCACTCCTCCCTGCCCCTGATGTTCCAGATGAGAATTTCCGAAATTGGTGTCAAGGAATACCCTGCAAACCTGTGACCCTCCTAGAGCAGCTTAGATTGCCAATACGGAAAAATGATGTGGTCCAAACTAAATCCCAGCTGAAAGAGAATAGATATGTGAGGCCAGACACTGAGTATGATCTCCGGAAGTTTCTTAAAACCATGAGGAACTTCTTAACGAAGAAAACAGTTGGGGTTTCATTTGTAGACTACAAGGATGATCTCCAAGGTGACGCTGCCCCCGGTTTCAACATGGAAGGCAGATATGAACCAACTATGGATGAGATAATGGGGATAAAGGATTCTGCTCTCACCACCCTCAAAGAATTGCAGGATACTGGCAAAGTAGAGAGATTAGAAATGATAGAAGGCTATGAGGAAGCTACAAGGAAGATAGGTGCAGCTTTCGACTTCAGTCATGAGCATTCCGAAGACGAGGAATATGACTCAGATGAAGAAGGTTCATGGGATGACGACTCAGATCTTTTGATGGGTGGTAGAGAAGAAGAGATCATGGACATATTTGGAAAGGATGACCCAGCCATACTTGAAATGAGAGCTCGAGCTCAAAGAATATATGTGGGCAATGTTATGCAGATTGAAAAATATCTGGGGCCTTATCTGTCCTTATTGGAAGATATGAGCAACTCCACGGAAGTGTTCGACCAAATCAAGATTCCTAAAGAGGATTCAGAAGTTGAAGTTTCAGGACCTGCAGGTGTAGTGGCCTACCTGTTGTTCCCTGGATTGGAATACGTTGATACCTATAGGACAGATCTAGCACGAGCCTTGGAAATAAGCACCATTGGTGATTTTGTTAGTATGTCTAGTGCTCAAGGGGCCACAGTCTCAGATTTGCACAGACTACAGGAGGAGGAAAGGCAGATTCAGGAGCTACTACCTTCCCTCAGTGGCCCCCTCCTCTCATCCATGCAAGTTCGATTAGCTAAGGTGAGGGGCGAAATAGAATATGCCATAAGAGTGCAAGAAGCCGACACAAGCACTGATTTGATACCAGATCTTAGCAAAACACAATTCCTAGAATTGTTCATTGATTTGGTTGAGCAAGAAGATATGTGGCCAGAGAGAATCCCTCATCCTCAGAAGAAGACCAGAATTGAGATATTGATTAGTCAGATGGTAGAAAAACTATCCACATTTGAGCAATATGGTATGATGAGTAGCGCAGATGTGGCAAAAGCACAAGTATCGGCTTGGTCAAGTGTTCTTTCAAGGGAGCTGATAATAGCTTTGTGTTTATATTTAGGGACTAGATTGATCATAAAAATGAATGGTGAAGTGGTGTTTGAATATAGGAAAACCTATCTAACTGGTGATCTCTTAATGAACATATGATATTAACATAAGAAACTTAGCAGCAGAAAGAAGAACCTCCAGGCCACGTTTACATATTCTCTTCAGGGAATATGTTCTTGTGGCCTTCCCTGCATGGATTCCAATGTGTTCTAAATAGCAATCAGGAAGGTTTTCCGGTAAGACGTCG